ATTAAAAAATAAAACAAAAATAAAACTAAATGATTAAAAAAAGAATAATTAAAAAAATAAATAAAAGTAATTTAAAAGTTTAATTAAAAGTTAATCATTAAGTTTAATTAAATCTAAATTAATAAATAAAAGTTAATCATTAAGTTTAATTAAAAAGAAAAAAAAATAGACCCCACGACAAAGATAAACCCAAAAGAAAACCAAAAAAACAAAACAAAAGTTAACCAACGGTTATAACAACCGATAAAAACTCTATATTTGAAGCCGTTCCTGGAACAGAACAAAAGGTGAACAAAAGAACAAAGGGGGAACATCGCTCTCTTTATTATAATGATACCCTCTCAGATTTTTTTACCGAAATATAGCAGTAATCTCCAAGAATATCTTATAGTTAACAAGGGTACATACCCCAATAGTATTATTTCTGGTAGGTTCATATGTTTAATAGGTTTACTGGGTGGGTGGGTTTCATAAATAACCTTCTTAAAGATACTTTATGGTATCATTAAGGTTACATATAGATGACTTTCTACCCCCCTAGTTCTAATAGGGGTACTAATTAATCCACCTTGTATTACTTGGTTTTTTACCAATAGTATTTTGCATAAAACGTTCTAAATCTTTTTCTAAAAGTTCATTCTTATGTTCGTTAAATGCTAGTACCTGGTCTCTGTCCATACGTTCTACCCAATAGTTTACAGCTATAGATAATGCGTCTAGTTGGTCATCATGCCTTAGAGAACCTTTATCTTTAGTTATTCTAGTCATTTGTTTAAACAATTGGTGGTCTAATTCGTACTTAAAGTCATTCTTAATTAACTCTTGGCTAACCACTAGTCTATGTTGGTTCATAACAGGCTCTAGAGTGTCTATAATACGTAATTCTTTCTGTTTTGAGTGTCTTACCTCTTCAATTGTACATGGGTGTATACGTGCCATTATAGGCTTTAGCAAGGCTGTTGCCATACCATCACCAAAGTTAGACTCAATAACAACGTAATTAACATTGTGTTGTTTTGCTATATTACTTAGCTGCTCTAACGTACTGTCACTATAACCACCGTCTAATCCACCACAAGCTGTCAAATATAATATTCCATGTAACATTTTAACAACTGAGTAACCAGTTTTGTCTGCTCCACGACCTGCAGGGTCAATTGACATAACTGAACCTTCAAATGGTGCATAAGTTTCAGACATATACATTGGTGCTACGTAATAATCACCTTTAAGTCCAACATTAGGCAGCTCACTGTCAATATTTTTGATTTGGTCAACAGAAGAAGCCCATTGTATCTTTGTAGGCGCTTCTTTCCACGTATCTAAGCCAGATACTACAATTAAGTCGTTTAGTTTTAATGGATATTTCTCTAAATCACTTAATGTTGTGTCTAACATAAACTGTAATGCAAAACCACTACGTCCATAAGACGCTTGACGTTCCATTAAATCTACTTCATCAAATCTTTGTGGGTCTGTAGGCTTACCTACTAATTTTTTATTTTCTTTAACAGCGTCAGCAACTATTGGTGCTAGTTTATGTCCTAAACTAACTTGTTGTGTCTGTGTAGGATATAAAGCCGTCCATACTCTTGTTTCAAATCCTCGTTCTTCCAAGTCATTGTACAAACTCATTTCAGTTTGTGGTGTACCTAGGAAAACAATACGTCCTACTTCAGGTTTAATGATTGCGTCAAATTCTTTAACGGTTTCACCTAGCCTGTCCCTCATTAATTGTGTTTGAGAGTTATTAGCTGACTCTACGTCATCTGCAATAATTAAATCAGCACGTGAACCAGTCAATTGCGATGTAACACCTAAAGATTTAACTGAAGGTGCGTGTGACGCTCTAGCCGGTGCAACATCAAAAGAAACTTTAGAATGACGTTGGTCATCCCTAGGTTTTAAATGATGTAACAATGGCATTTCACTAATTAGTCTTTGTGTAAATGTAGAAAAGTCATCTGCTCTGTTTTTACTTGCAGATACTACTAGAATGTTTCTTTGTGGGTTTAATAAAAGTTGGTGACATACAAAAGCTGATGTAATCCAAGATTTACCAACACCCCTAAAAGCTTCTATTACTATACGTTTAGACCCATTTTGCAGATAATCTGCTATGTCATACTGTATAGGCGTAGGATTAGGTAAATTTAAATGTTCCCAAGCAAGATATAAAAAGTTTTTAAAATTCTTAACACTAGGTTCTATTGTTTTTGTTTTTTTACTCATAATTAAACCAATTGTAACAAGCGTAGAGTGATAATAGTAAATACATACACTCCATTAAAGTTCTAGGTTTGTCCTGGTCCTTAAAAGATATAAATATCCAAATAGAACACGAAACTGCACCTATCAGCCAACCTATCCATTGAACTTTCACGACAGTGGATGACAATATGCTTACTGATAATGCGGCTAATAGAAATCCAATCCAACGAATGTTAGCTTTCGTCAAATGGTAAACTGTCTGTGATACTTGTTTGAGGTTGTTCATCTACTTCTACTCCATATGTTTTGCAAGTATCTAAACAAACTTTTAATTCACTAGCTGTAAGTTTTTCACCACTAGTCAACATCTCATAAGCTTTGTCTACTAAAAGTTTAGGTAGAACTTTTGTTTTGGCTTCAAACGAATTAGGTTTGTCTGACATAACTATAGTGCCAATAATATTGCTGACCAAACAACAAAAGCAATTACTAACTTTTTGTTATCTGCAATAAATATTTTTACTTTGTTTTTATAAAATCTAGGTGTTTCACCAAATATCATCATTTACTACTCCTTAATTATATTTTCGATGTGTTTATACCCTTGTGAATCTACAGAAATTTCTGCTTTAACTTTTCCACATTTGTATTGAATGTTGTTAGACCCATTGTTTCTTTCAGCAGTTCTTTTGCCTTCTAAACAATCGGACATTTTATTTTTTACTCGATGTTCAACTAATTCACCTTGAATAAACATACACAATGCAACTACTACTTCTATCATTGACTACCGTTTGTATATTTCATTTCTCTGTTAGCATCTTTTAATTTTTCAATATCATTTAGTGCTTTAGTTAATTGTTCATCTATAAATTCTATTTTAATTTTATTACTCATGTTCATCTCCTGGTTTTTTTCTAATTTTTCTACTTGAGAAAATAACTCTTCGATAAGCATGAAAATTTCTAAATTTTTGGGTGTCTGTTCTGCTTTTTTTAATAAATCTGCTTCAAACAAAGTATCTGAAGTTTCTAATTTATTTAATCTTTCAATAACACCAAAATAAGCCCAAACACCAATAGCAACTGCACCTATTATAAATAATAAATTTCTAATTGGTAATGCTACATTAGTGTTTTCGTTTATTTTCATATACCTTGTAAGTCCTTACTTTTAGCTAGTATGTTTTTCTTTGCTCTAGGTCGAGCAACACTATCCATACTTCTTTTTCTTAATTGAGCATCAGCAGACTTTTTTCTCATAAATTCTTTGATTGCTTTCGTTAAGTCATACTTAAAATTCATTTTCTATTTCCTTTTCATTAAATCGACACCTTTAAGTCCGTATATTGAGCCAACTACTCCTATGAATAATCCCTGATACCAAAAAGGCATATTAGAAAAATATTCAAAGAAAATATCTAGTTTAGCACGTATGTTAGGGTCGTCAGAGAAAACAGAATAAGCCAATAGAATAATAGGAATGGATATAAGAACCAAGACAAATTCATCTTTCCAACCATTATCATTACTAGCGATAATAGCTTTCTTATATTCGACTTCACCTTTGACCATCCTTTCTACATGGTTTCTCTCTGCTACTGCTTCAAGTTGCTTTGTTTCTTTTTTTGTTTGATAAATGTTTGCTGCTGTTTTAACACCAAACGTTAATAATTTTAATATTGGCAATCCCATTATATATTCTCCACTTTAAGCCCACGGCATTCAAATTTAATAACGATTTTGTTTTCGTTTATATATTCTTTGTCCCATTCTAAATTTTCTTCTAATTGTTTAAATGTAGTTTGAGCAACTGCATATCCATTCATGACACAATCGTAATGATTATTAAATTGATAACCTGCGTATGTATGAGAAGGACATTGTCCAGTATTCATGCTGCACATATACAGCACTAATAAATATTTCATTTAAATTGAAAGAACCCTATAATTCCAACAAGCAATGTTCCAATAGCAAGGATAACTTTTAGTCCACCTTGTCCCATAGAAACATCTTGTCTCAAAGATTTAACTTCTCGTTTTAACTCATTAATACTTTCGTTTAATGTCTTCATTCTTTCAGCACATAGTTTCTCATGGCTTGAAAGTCTTACACCTGCTGATACTTCAGCATAATCTTTTGATGTAATCTTTTTTCTAGGCATTATCTTTCAACTAAATCCCAAGTTTGATTTTCTTCATTCCATTTATATAATTGACCATCAGTAGGTTTTGCTACTGGTGCTTCCCAACGACAAGTTGTTTCGTTTAATATCCAACTTTTAAATTCTTTAGGTGGAATAAAAGCGTCTAAAGTTTCATCATATTTGTAACCAACACTAGCATAGTTTTTTCTAATATTATTATTGTAAGAAGTTTGTTTCCAAACATCTTTTGTATTGTAAAGATTATTTAAAAAATCTACCCCTGCTTGTTCATTAATTGCTATATCGTTTGAAACGACTTCAACTTGTTCAACAATGTTTCCTGTTCCTATTTTTGCAAAATGTGCCATTATGATGTGTAACTCCCAGATGCGTTAAATGTTAATATTGTATCTAAACCAGATGTTGTAACTGTTGGAGAACCTGTTGTTATTCCTGAATAAGCTGATGTTGGCATACGAAGAATAACTACACCAGAAGCACCATTACCATAATTAGAACCTCCACCTGCACCGCCTCCGCCACCTCCGCCAGAACCTGTGTTAGCTGTAGCATTAGAACCAGAAGGACTTCCATCGTGGTCTCCTCCATTACCTCCGCCACCAGAACCGCCAGAAGAACCAGAGCCAAGATAAGAACTACCTCCGCCTCCTCCTGCTCTTGTAATTGCAGAACCTGTTATTGTAGATGCTAAACCATTACCACCATTACCTGCTGTACTTGAATTGGCAGGACTATTTCCACCTGCGGAACTAGCACCTCCTCCGCCACCTGCGGAATAACCAGAGCCACTACTTGAAGCACTACCTCCTGCAAAACCTTGATTGATTGTACCAGAGCCTCCGCCACCAGAACCACCAGAACCTCCGCCACCACCAGAACCACCAGACGCACCGCCTGTTAAATTTCCTCCTGCACCACCACCGCCAGAAGATGTGATTGTTGTAATACCAGAACCAGAGATTGATGAACTACCACCTGAATTTGCTAAATTTCCATAAGTAGCTATTGAACCGCCACCACCAACACTTACTGTTAATACTGTTCCTGCATTAAGATTTAATGCAGTTTCGGAAGAACTATTGCCACCAGAAGTTTCATTATTCCAAGATGTTCGGTAACCACCTGCTCCACCTCCGCCTCCATAGGATTCACCACCTCCACCACCACCTGCAATAACTAAGTAATCAATATTGTAAGGTGCAGGTGTAACAGTAATTGAGAAACTTCTATCTGCGTTAGCATTTGGTGTTGATGCTCTTAATGTAAAGTTTGAAATTGTTGAACTACTAACATCTGTTGGGTCGCCAGAAATAGCACCTGTAGAACTATTTAATGACATTCCCGCAGGTAACGAGCCTGATTGTACTGAATAAGTTATAGTATCACCATCTGCATCTGTCGCTGAAACTGTAAAATGTGTTCCTGTTGCTTCATCATTTACAGAACCTAAAGAACCACTAGCAGTTTGCCAAGCAACTGTTGTATCTACATTTATTGCATCAAATAATGTTGATGATAAACCAGAAGTATTTTCTACTTTTACATCATAAGGTTCATTAGCGTTTACAAAATTACTATCTGTGACAACTACTGTAATTTGGTTAGCATTATTTATAGTAGTGGTATCTGGACTTATATTAGAACCAGAATTAGGAACAAATGTAACAACTACACCAGTTTGAAAATTTGAACCTGTAATTACTATTGATGTTGTGCTACCAGAATTACTATCTATTAATGATGTATCAACTGAAGTAATTGTTGGTGGACTATCAATAGGTTTAAAAGCAGTACCAGTATAATATTCAGCTAATCCTGTTTCAGAGTTAAACCTTAATTGACCTGCTGTACTACCTCTTTGTGCTGTAGTACCTGTAGCTACTCTAGTTCCTTCAGTACCAGTATCGGTAATGTTTTCGAATTTAAAGTCAGCTATATCTCTAGCTTTTGTCATATTAAGTATTCTCCTACGATTTTAAGATTTTAATTACTCTGCTACTGGTGGTGTATAACCAGTTAATGCAGTTGCTTCAGCTTGTGTTAATCCCAAGTCTAATAGC